CCTTTGATTGGAAACCCAACTGTTGCTGACAGAAGGTTTAGCATAGACTTCCACGATGAGCCAACAAAAGACAGATTCGTTTTGATTCCACGACAAGACATTGCTTTTGGTGTTCGATACACAGACGCATTAGTTAGATTCAACGGAATCAACATAGTCTGAGACTGTTGAAACAAACCTTGCCTGATGGCTTAGTTTGGCGGCTACAAATAGCCGTCAGGCTAAGTCCTTTAGCATCGGTGATAAACCATAACGGATTAGACCTAGAGTATGATTCTCTTGGGCTATACTTTTGGTCAATTAATAATAGAAGAAAATAAGGGGTATTACTAATGTCAGTCGGCTGGGCAATGGGGCAGTTGATTGTAGATGAAAGTGCTACTTCTGCGATTGATTATTGCACAGTAGCAGATGTTGAAGCATATACAGGAGTTGACTTCTCAGAAGGTATTGGTGCTACCGAAGCACAGATTGCTACAATGATTTCAAATGCATCAAGATTAGTAGATGCTTATGCTGGTGTTCAGGTCGCTGGAACAGTCGGAGTTACAGAATATTTTGACGTGAATGAATATACAAAACACATCGTCTTGGGTATAAGACCTGTTGCTTCAATTACCAACATTTATTCAGTTGATGATAATGGAGTTGAAACGGCTTTAGTGCAGGGTAGAGTCAGAAATACGGATGAATATTGGCTACATGATAAAGAGGCTGGAATTGTAAGATTTATGGGGAAATTTACAGAAGATGGAATGGTTGCTTTGAAGGCCGAATATATTGCTGGAACAGCAACACCAACAATAGAAGCAAAGATGGCTACAATTATGATGGTATCACGAAATGCAGCACGTTCTGCATTGAATGATGAGAACTGCATGGATAGAGTAAAAGAAATGTGGTCGAGACTTCTGAAATCATCAGAATCAGATATGAAAGATATGTTAGAATTAGTCAAAAAACATTCTAAGATTGCAGTTGCTACTTTTGGTTTGGAAGGTAACTATTGAGGGAAATAATATGTCAATTTCAGACACAGGAATTCCAGCAATAGACCCACATACAATGTTGTCAAGTTTAATCACTACAAACATGACTTCTCCTGATGGAGTTTGGACTCCAATTGTGAATAGTGGATGGCTTGAATTCAAACGTCAAAAAACATACCAAATCTCAATCGTTCCACTATATACAGATTCAGACGCATTCAATCTTACAGGTGGTGCTTCGTCAACACAACCAAGAATATCAACAGGATATTATACCATAGTTTTGTATGCACCAACAAGAGCAAAGTTATGGTCTTTATTTCAGAAATTAATGTTAGTTTTGAACAATGAAACTTTGACTTCTCCACAATCAGGAAATGGAATGTCAGGAGTTGATGGAAGTGATTATCATTTTGTCCGAGTAGTTAGGTCAGAAGATGCTAAAACAATTGAGTTCAAAGATTCATTATGTGGTATAGATATTGACAAAACTGATGTTACAGGATATCGAGCAGAAATCACGGTTTCATGCCGATGGAATGAATAAATACCGATTCCTTGAATAACCGGAAAACAACGGTCAAGTAATATGGCTCTCATAGATTTGAAGAAAGCAGAACTAATCGCTCTTTGTGAAGAAAACGATTTAGATACAGAAGGAACAAAGGCAGAACTAGCAGAAAGACTAGATGCAGTATTATCTTGGGATGATGTAGTTGAAGAAGTAGTTGAGGAAGTAGTTGAAGAAGTAGTTGAGGAAGTAGTTGAAGAAGATGAAGATATTGAAGTTTACATCAACAATGTATTCAAAAAATATCTCAAAAGAGATGCAACTTCCAATGAGTTAAATCATTACAGAAAAGCAATGACATTCCATTGTAATTTAACAAAAGAAAACTTCGTTTTTGGAATCAAAAACTCAGATGAAGCACGTTCATTGTAAATATGATAAATATTGGTTTTTTATCGAAAAAATATTTTGTTAATCATAACTATCAATAACAGCAAACTGACAGGTTCGTTTCATTCCTTACAAAGACGCATCGAAAAGAGCAGCCTACAATCGTAGGTATCAGAAGAAAAGATATGTTGAAAGGAAGGCATCATACTTACACAATAAGAAGGTCAGAAGAGAACAAATGAAGGAATGGTTCAAGTCATTAAAACACACGCTGAAATGTGCTGATTGTAATATCTCAGGTTATCCTCATTCTTGGATTTTAGATTTCCATCATTTAGATTCTTCTGAGAAGTTTTCAATGGTTTCAAAAATGGTTCACGATGGATATGGAAAAGAAAAGATTCTAGCAGAAATTGAGAAGTGTGTTGTTTTGTGTTCAAATTGTCATCGGATTAGACATATCGAGGATGTTGAACTCAACACTCGGCTCAAGTCAAAAAAGTAATTTTGATATCAAAAACCATTGATATTCGGGATATATTGATAAGGGGGAAGCCTACGGTGGCTCATTTATGAGCCACATGAGCCAACCAACAAACCGACCAAACCTATCAGTCCACGCTTTACAAAGAGTTGATGAAAGATTAGTTGGAGAAGAAGCACAGAAAGTAATTTCAGCAGTTAGAAAAGCATCTGCAAAGTATGGAACAAAATCAGTAGGAATTATTGCACATGACTTAGGCTCACAAAGAGGCCAAGCATGGGGCAATACCAGCAACGGAGATTTAGTAGTTGTAATCGTAAGAAATGGTCAAGTAAAAACTGTTTACCTACGAAGGGCAACACAAACATTCGACCTTTCAGTTTCACGAACAGATGTATTGGTTGATATGACAGGAAGAGTTCTTTCAGCACCATTGAGAAACAATCCATCAGCAGGTCGAAGAGGAAGCAGAAATGCACCAAGAGATATCTTTGCTAACAGAAGTTAATTCCGTCTGTTCATAACGGTGGGATTTCCGACCATTATCTATGGCTAAAGCGAAGTCAAAAAAATTGAGAATCCTGTGGGGTTCTGAGCAACCAACTCGACCAACAGGATATGGAACTGTAACTAGAGAAATCTGCAAACGATTAGTTGAAAGAGGACATGAAGTTTTCATAATCGGATGGGATTACAATGGTGAAGATTTCAAACACGAAGAAGGCTGGACTTTAGTTCATGCTGGGATTTCAGGATATGGTGCTGAGAGATTAAGTGGCGACCATAGCCCAACTGTTTTGGAATATCATTTGGCTAGATTACAACCCGATTTATATCTGACATTGAATGACCCATTTTACATTGGTTCATCTGTTGTCAGCACCAATAAAATGAATGTTCCATATGTTGCATATATGCCGATTGATGGATATCCAATTTCATATGCTTGGAAGGATGTTTTGAAAATGCTTCATACTCCACTTTGGATGGCAAATTTTGGAAAATCTGTATTTACTGACTTTGTGAATGAATATAGTAGTGCTGGAAATGCCGATAAGACGCTCAGGGATGCTATGCTAGACCGTTATCGGGGGAATGAGGGGGATATACTGCTACATGGCGTAGAAACGTCTGTATTTGCCCCTATATCGGAAAAGAAAAAGGAAGAGACTAAGCAGATGTGGGGAATATCACATTGGGATTACATTTTTTGTTCAGTTGGAAGAAATACAAATCGAAAACAAATCCCAAGATTATTAGAAGCATTCAGAAAGTTTCTCGATGAAGTAGATGACCCTGATTCTGTTGGGCTTCTAATTCATTGTGGTGATGCATCAGATACAATGGGAATGGGGGGTTGGGATTTACCATTAACTTTGAATCAAATGGGATTAACAAAAAATGTCAGATTTACAGACAAAGGCAACAATCCATTGATGGGATTATCAAGAGAAGAATTGGCACTTGTATATGGTATCTCAGATGTTCATGTTTTAGCAACAGGTGGAGAAGGATTTGGAGTTCCAAGTGCAGAAGCAATGTCATGTGGAATCCCAATTATACTTCCTGATAATAGCACAGGTTCAGAATTGACAGGCGGAATCTTATCGGAAGGAGAATCATATGTTGAAGCCAACAGGGGATGGTTGGTGAAATGTATCACTTCGATTTGCGGTGGAAAGTGGTCAGTCAATATGGGATTGGTGGATGTTGATGCTTTGAAATCTGCAATGATTGAATCATATGAAAATGAAGATTTGAGAAAAGAACTTGGAAGAAATGCAAGAGACTTCGCAATCGAAAATCTTGATTGGGAAATTATAGTTGACCAAACAGAAAAAATACTATCTAAGGCCGCCAATACTAAACACCCACTTGGTAAGCATTCAACAATGGGAATGAGGCGATAAAGTGAGTAAGAAAAACAAAGTAATTACCTGTGGTCATAAATGGAGATGTGTCTGCGAACATCACAATCTTAGATGTATAATTCCTGTTGATTTTCCACAGGGAGATTCACGTTTGAGATTCGTTTCTGAACTACAAAGAATGGGTGCTGAAAAACATACGAAAGATTCTGAACATAGATGTGAATTATGTGAAAAAGAAAGACAAGATGGAAGAAGGGCTGGGTATTATCAGAAAGACCCAAAAGACGGAAAAGTGAAACCAAAGGTTCTGATTGAAAGATTAGAAAAAGAACGTGAAGCAAAGCGGAAATACAAACAATCTAAGCGAGACAGTTAATAGCCCCATAAGAAGAGGTTTTGGATATGGCAGTTCACGCATTCACAGGTGTAACAGGCAAGATAACAGTTTCAGGAAGCGTAGTAGGGTTTGTTAGTGGTGATTTATCATTAGCAGTAGCGACAGGAAAATATGTTACTCTTGGTGGCAACACAGCAACAGCAAATACAAGAGGATTGAAATCAGTTTCAGGTACACTAAAATATGCTTGGGGAATAACTGACTCAACACTTTACACTTATTTCAATAC